GGAGCGACTCCCGTGCCCGCGCATGGCCATCGCTCGCCGTGGCGCCGGTCGTCCGCTCCTGCTCGACCAGCGCAGTCATCATCCGTTGCTGGCGCTTGACCGTCCGTCGCTCACTGGTGTGGCCGAGGCCGCGCTGGTTCGTGAGGGCCAGGGGCACGGCGCGGTGGAACCAGCCCCGACCCCCGTATTGGTGCGTGGCCAAGACGCGCCCCTCGCGCATCAACCAATGGTGGCGCCCGTCATATGCAAGCGTGGGGTGCGCCCGCACGAGCCGGGGCTGACCATAGCGCCGACGATAGAGGGTCGGGGTCCGGACCTGCACCCACCCGACATCACCAGGCACCAGCGTGCGCAGCGCGGCGCCACCATGCACGAACTCGTCCGCATCCACGATGAACAACATGGCGTCCGGATACGCGCGACTGGCGGCCTGCAAAAGCGCCGTCCGCTTCACCTCCTGGTCGGACCAGCAGGGGCCCGGCATCGGGACACTGGTCACCGGCACGGGACACGCGGCGAGCCACACCCTGAGACCATCCGTGCTTTCGCCGGTCTTGCCGGTCAGGGCATAGGGACCATCCGCCACGACGAGCGCGTCCACATGCGGGAGCCAAGACGGCGCGGTCTGCTCCAGTGCCGGGAGGTCGTCCCAGATGTTCAAGCAGGCCACGACCGGCGGATGGACGAGCGGCGGCGGCGTGGTCGTGGTCCGGAGTTCACGGCCCGGCGCGTGCCACCAGTCGGGCGGCTCGGCGAGGGGCGCGGCGAGCCCGTGGGCGATGAGTTTCCGCGCCACGTGCTCGGGCATGGTATAGACCACACCCGTCTCCCGGATGACGCCGTTCGCGCGGTGGCGCTTGCGCGCCTGAATCACCATGTCCATAGAGGCTGGGGCGGGGCTCGAACCCGCCCAGCGGGCCATATCGTTCCTCAGCCTGTCCCTGCACCTACGAGGTCACGTCGTCACCCAGTGTCACGGATGGCGAGAACTCGAACCCCTTGGCTGCGCCCGTCGACTCGAAGGAGTACGTCGAGGTCGGGATCTGCAGACCACCCGCTCGGACGAAGAACCGATACGCGGTCACGTCGTCGCGGAATTTGTAGTGAATGCTGCTTTCCATCGTGATCTCTCGCCTGGCCACGGTGGCGTAGTGGGCAGGATCGATGAGGGCCAGATCGCCAGCCACGCCGAGCTGGCTCATCAGGTGACTCCAGACGAGCGGGAACCCGAGGAGCATCGCGCTCGGCGCGCTGCCCAGGTTTTGCAGGTACGTCACGTGCGAGCCACTCGACAGCTCCATGCCCAAGATTTCCGGGATGGTCGAGGGGTTGGCGATCCAGAACGTACCCGGCCCCATCGTGGAGCGCGAGAGCATGGCGAGCACGTCGGCCACCACGATGTTCTGCGACGTCTGGCGGTTGACGGTATAGAGCGCCCCGTTGTTGGCATGGAGCGCGCCCAGGGGCTCACCCGTACCATCGCCGCCGATCGTGACCGACTTGTTCACGCTGTTGGCGAGATCGCCACCGACCGCCTGCCGGAGGACACTCGTCCACTGGCCGGTGTAGTCGTCTTCCAGGGTCTCGTCGCCCGCCTCGGTGTACGCCGCCCACTTGTAGGCGGTGACGATGCGCTGGCCGATCTTGGGCTCGTGTTCCGGCTTCTCCGTCGTCTCGTCAACGATCCCCGTCGCCGAGATGCTGGAGAGCGGCCGCGTGTCGGTCACGACGTCCTGCTTCAGGTACGGGATGCGGACGGTGCGCCCCGGACACGGATAGCGCGGCGCCCGCTCGAAGAGCCCGTTCTGCACGATGCCAGCGCCCACGAAGATGTCGGCCGCTTGCGTGAGCGGGAGCAGGAACTCGCCGCCCGAGGCATCACTGGCCGTGCCGACGAGGGCACGGGTCTGGTGGTAGTCACGCAGGGCCCGATGCGCCTTCTGCTGCGCCTCGGTCCAGGGCCGCGCCTCGGGGCTGGCGCGCCTGGCCAGCGCGAGGATGTAGCGACCCGGTGAGCCGAACGCCTTGACGGCGCGCTCGCTGACCGCCTGCAGGTCATCCTCCCGCGCCTGCTCCTGCGCGTGGGATTCGGGTGTTGGCAGGGTAATGTGGCCTTCCGCGGCCCGCTGTTCGAGTTCCTTCTCCTTCGCTTCGCTGACGGCCAAGGCGCGCTGCTTCAGCGCCTTGATGTCCTCGACGCGCTTTGTCACTTCGTCCAGCGTCAGCTCCTTCGACGTATCCGCCAGCTCGGCTTCGAGCACGGCGGCACGACCAAGGAACTCGTTTGCTTGGGTGTTTTTGATGTCAGACATGGTAGTCGGTTCCTAGTGTAGCGGCGGCAAGGGCGCGTGCCCGTTCCGCCTCGGTGGCAACCCGCATTCCCGCGGGACGGCCATCGTCGGACTGTGATGCAGTGGCCTCGGGGGTGCTCGACGCGGCCCCCGGTGCGACCTGATCCGGGTCGTCGGAGTGACCAGGCAAGCGCGCCACACGGGCGCGCACGTCATCGGGTGAGAGCGTCGCGACGAGCGCATCGAACAGCGCCCACGCGGCGTCCGGATTCTGGCGTACGGTGTCCACGTCCGCGCCAGGCACAGCGGGCCGTGGGGTGATAGTGAACTCCTCGAGCTCGACTTCGGTAAAGCGTGTGATCCCGTCGGCTGTCTGCTCATCACGCCGGACGTAACACCCGATCGAAAGGCCAGTGCGGCCACCCGACCGAAGCACCGCATTCAGGTACTCTTTCGTCCGTCGGCCGTCCTCGGTATCAAACAGGTCGGCCGTCACCCATTCCTCATTCCCCCGCGTCCCCATCTCCCGCACCACGCCGACGTGCGAACGCACCCCGTACTCGTGGCCTAACTGGCCCGCCGTGAACAGCGACACTTTGCCGGCGCTCACCTTGGACCGCTTCGTCATGTCGAGGCAACCCGGAGCCCACATGGTTGCAAAACTGTCCTGTACGTCGTACACCATGCCGACGCCGACGACGCGACCACAAACCCCCTCCGCCAGATCTGTTGTCCGCACTTCATGCGGTACAAAGGTCCGCTGAATCGTTTTCGGCTCGCGCCGCGTGGCCGTCGCTGTCATCATGGCCTCAGATGTTGCTGTGCGAGTGTCCCCCGACGGCGGGGCTCCGGGAATCGCAAGGATCTTGCTTTTCCGTCGTGTAATTTCGACCGTCCAGCCACTGGCGACCGCCTCCGCTTGTAGCTGCACCCCGTCGATTCGAGGCACAGGAAGGAATACGCGCCCCTCCTGCGCATAATCGGTACTATAGAACTTCACGAACTCATTCTGGGCCGCCGGGCTCAACGGGTCTACAGCCGCGAACAGCTCCCTGGTCCAGTGTGCTTCCGAGGACTTATCCTCGGCTATCGGAGTCAAGGTCCAATCGCGGAGCTGGCTGTACTTGCTCGTCCGTGCCCACTGTCCTCCGGTCTCTGATCCGGCCGGATCACGCGGCTGATTCGGGTCAAATCGGGTCGTGGTCGCTGTCATCATGGCCTCAGTCGTAGAGCAGTGTACACCGGCAGTTGGCGATTTCACCAATGTCCGCCGCCGGATCACCAGGAAAGCGGCAGCCGTTCGGGAACGTCTGGCCAATCGGTAGCCGCTGTCCGTCTTGATCCTCGTGCGTGTCACGCACGTCCAGGTCGCCTTGGGTCAGCCACTCAACGGTGGAGACGATCCCGGATTCCTGGGCGGCGATGAAGGCGCCTTCGTTGAGGGCGCCGATGGATTCGGTACGCGCAATCAGGATCGAGCGCTGCGCGGCCAAGCCGCCAAACACCGTCTGATTGATCATGTCCGCCGTTTGGCGCACACCCCACCCGGCTTGCTGGCCGGCGAGCAGCGCCGCCTCGATCTGCGTCGCGCTGGTCTGGCCGACGTATTTCGCCAGCCGGTCCACACGGTTGCTGATCGCGCGATGCACGCGGGCGGACGATGGCAGAAGTGGGAACGGAAGCTCCTCGGCCCCCGCCCGCATCGTGGCGCTGATCGGGGCGGTCATCCCGTCAGTCCACCGCGTCGGGCTCTCGCCCTCCCCACCGAACATCCGACGCACCGCCCGGAGCAGCAGCTCAAGCTCGTTCGGGGTCAACGGGGGGTCGATGCCAGCCCGGACGGCGGCGAAGAGCCGTGCGACCGCCACGGCGTCCTCCGCGAAGAGGCTCCGGGCCTGGGCCTCGATCACCACGTCATGCTGCCGGGCGGTCGCATCGAACGTGCGCCAATGCGCCACCCGCTGCTCGGGGGTGCGCGCGACGCGCGTGACCGGCGCGGGCAGCGCGCGGGTCGGGGGCGGCTGGTCCGGCTCCGGCTCGGGTTCCGGTGGTGCGAGCGCCGCTTGGGCGCCCGGCAGGGCCAGCCGCCCGACGTCAGCCACCATCAGCTCGCCGAACATCCCGCCTCGGATGTGGTGCGAGGGATCGCGTTCGGGCGCCAGGGCCACCAGCGTGCGGGCCTCTTCAAGCGTCCGCACACCGGCCGTGTACTCGCTGATCGCGCGCGCGCTGGTCTCCGTCTCGTCCTCCGTCAGTTCGGCCAGGCCGTTCGGACTGAATCGGATACGTACGTCACCGTACTCGGGCGCGAGCCAGTGATTGAGGTGGTTCTCCAGGGCGAGCATCAACGGCGTGGCGGCCATCGCAATCAGCCGCTTCCGGGCCTCGCGGAACTGGACGCCGCTCATCCCCGCCTCGCTCGCGGCGGAACTGATGCCAATGATCCGGGGATCGACCGGGAACGCGGCGCAAATGCTTTCCCGCGTGACGCGCCGGAGGTCCGGGAATTCCAGCTGCTGGAGGTTGAAGCCGATCGTCTCCGTCTTGATCGTGCCGCTCATGAACGAGACCATGCCGCGCTCGCCGCGCTGGACGCGCTTCTCCCGCCAACGCTCTTCGGCGGCGAGGGCCTGCTCCCGCGTGGCGTTCTCACCCATATGGAACACCTGCACCGGGCCGCCGTCGTTGGTGACGACCTGACGCACGTACCGCGTCGCCTCGGTGTCACTGACGATATCGCCGATCGCGGCGGCGACACGCGGGAAGCCGAACAACCAGGAATGGCCCGACAGGTCCGCGAAGTGGATCATGTCGTCCACGACGCTGCGCCGGAGCGTGCCGCTTTCCGGGGCGGTCCAGTCGTACCACAGGATGCGGTCCTCATCGACGCTGTACTCGACCGAGCGCACGTACTCGGGATGCACGAGCTTGAGCCCGGACGGTTTACCCCGATTCGAAGCCCCCGGTCGGATGATGTGCCAAAAGGCATTGCCGTAGAGCAGATAGTGGAGGGCAGTGAGGCCCAACATGCGCGCGCCCGGGAGGTTCGGGTTCCGGGGCTGGGGGTTGTGGAGGAGCAGACGGAGCGGGTGCTTGTCCAAGACCTCGGCGTCGGTGTCGTCGCCAGCGGTGACCTCGAGCGGCACCGATTGCACGATGTCGACGATGGCCCGGCAACACGCCTGCACGACGGGATGCCGTTCCCAGCCCTGTTCGCGCACGGTCTGGCCCGTGGACGTGTAGTCGGTGACGTTCGCGCGGTGGATCGTGGTCCACGCCGCGGGTGTGTTCCAGAGGTGCGTCGCGGCACGACGGACGAGGCGCCGGACGGCGGCGATCATACGACGAACAGATCCGGCACGAGGGCGAGCTTCATGAATCCGCCCGCACTGGCCGTCACTTGGTCGTCGTGCTTGGCGCGGGGATAGCTCGCGTGCTCATCGATGTAGGGCTTGTTCCAGTCGGCCGCGACGAGTTTGACGTTGCCCGCCTGCCACTGCGCGGACCACGTGAGACACCGCACGAACGGGTCGCCGGTGACTTTATCCGCCTGCACGTGATAGCCCGCGAGGTCTTTGATGGAGACCTGGGCGGACTCTTTGCCACCTGAGCCGGGCTCCTGTTCCATCCAGACGGAAACCGACCCATCGAGTTGCGCTGTCTGTTTCATGAGTGCGCGCCTCTCCGCGTACTCCACCTGCGCGCGAACCACGTCCTCCACGAAATAGATGCCTCGGTGCTCCCGAAGGCGGATGCCAGCCGTCCAGTCGCCGGCATCCTCGGTGCCCGCCTTGTCCCAGTAGCGGACGGCCCGGCCCTCGGCGGGTGCAGCAGGTACAATCTCTGCCCGTTCTCGGGAAAACAACAGCCCCCCCCGTGGCACAGGTCGCCCTTGATAGAGCGCGGACCACCCGTACTCGCCGAGCACAGTGCGGATAGAGGCGAGCGCCTGCTCGTCGAATCGCGCAGGACAAAGCGCCTCGCCTGGTGCTCGACCCAGTAGGTCGGGCACGAACGCACCGTCGGGAAAATCGGCTGACCCAAAAGCCAATGCCGGAAGATTGATCACGTGCCAGTTCGGCCCGTCGTCGCTGGCGAGTATGCGGCCGGCAAGGTCGTCCTCGTGCCATCGCGTCATGATGACGATCACCGCGCAACCGGGCTCCCGTCGCGTCCACAGGACATCCGTCCACCACTCCCACACGCGGTCGCGGTAGGTCTCGGACTCCGCCTCTTCGCGATCTTTCACGGGGTCGTCGACGATGATCAGGTCTCCACCGTGGCCCGTGATCCCACTGCCCACGCCAACCGCACGGAACCCGCCACCCTCCAGCGTTTCCCAGTCGTCCATCGTATCGCGGTCTGGTGAAATGGCGAGCCCGCACTCGGTCGCCAGCCGCCGGGCATGGCGCGAGTACTTGGCGGCGAGCGTGGAGTTGTACGCGCCGACGATGACGCGCCTCATCGGATCAGCGCTCAGTCGGTAGACCGGGTAGCGAATCGTCGCCGTTTCGGTCTTCCCATGCCGCGGCGGCATTTGAATGATCAGCCGATCAATTTCGCCGTCACTCACGCGATCCAGTGCGGCCCCGATCAGCCGTACGTGAGGCCAATCCCAGGACCAGCCCGGTGTCACTCGCGCGGCCCACTCCAAGAAGACGGGCGGCACGCCGCGCAACACGCGCTCGAGGCGTCGGTAGGTACTCGGGGAGTGTGGGCTAGTTGCGATGAGCATCGAGCGCCGCGATGCGGTTCACGTGGTCGCGGATCTCTTGGTCGGTCAGGCGTCCCGGTGGGATGAGTGGCGTATCGTTCGGTCCCGTCAGCTGGTGCGCGTACCGCTCCCGGTATTTCTCGGGGCGCATCCCTTTGAGCAGGAAAATCAGGAGGACATCTGAGGGATCTTCCGCGGCAATCGCGCGCTTGATCGCGACTTCCTCAAGACGATCCGCCGCCGCCCCCTCAGCGTCGGCAATGGCCTCAGCGAATTGCGGGTCTTCGGACTTCCAGCGATACCAGGAGGTGCGGCCCATGCGTACGGCCCGCATCGCACCACTGACCGTCCCGGTCTGCACGTAGGCGATGAGCGCTGCCCTTTTTTGGGGTGTGCCGAGTTGCCCCGGCTCATACTCATAGCGTGCCATGCTTTGCAAAGTGCGAGGTTTGAGGGAATTACGCTAGTCCCCCTGGGCAAGGTTAAGGCGGCGAGTCGGATTCGGATGCACACTCTGCCTCGCAGCGGCTCGAACGATTGAGGCAATGATGGGCGTGGGCATCGGTTCCGGCTGAACCGGGATCGGCTTTCGCACTGTTCTGAGCGATCCGTCTTCGCGCCAGTGGACGATACCCCATGAAGTCGGCACCTCGTCTGCTTTGATGATTCCGAGATCTGTCACCACGAGCGACCATTCGTCACAGAACGCCCGCCAACCCCGCGACTTGTTGGATTGCCGTAGTTCCGCCAGCCAATCAGATCGGGGTCATGGTGTCTCCTCCTTGGCTCGGCGGCACCGTGGCCGCGAGAGCGACGGTGACCACTTCGCTCACACCGTCAAAACGAGCGGCCAGTACCGTCAAGTCGTCTATCACACGGTGCAGGTGTGTCCCGACAACTTCCGTACCGTTGACTCCACGGCCGACCTTGCGCAGCGCCAGAGTCAACTCACTCACCTGTCTTGCCAACGCATCCCGCTCGGCCATCAGCACCGCCAACTCGCGCCGGGCCTCCTGCTCGATGGCAACCTCTTTCATGGCCCCTCCTCTGCTGAAAAGACGAGCACGACCGACGGGAAGGGGGCCAAGTTCACGGCATTCCCAAAACGCAGCCGCCCGCGCAGGAAACGGATCTCGGTGGCCCCCATAGCGTAGTCGTGCCACCACGCCGTATCAGTGCGGGCCGGGAGGAGGTAGACCGCCAGGACAGCCTCCTCCGCCTTCGCCAGCCATGCCCTGACGCCACGCCCATACGGAGGATTGCAGTAGATGCGTTCACCCACCCAGGAAATGGCGAGGCCGTCCCGCTCCCCGTCCCAGTTGGCCGGGCACGGATCGAGGGTGAAGTGGAACTCGGCATCGAGCGCCGCGTAGAGAGCACGCGGTGTCGTCCATCGGTCCGTCGCCGAGGAGAACAGCGCCCGGTGGATCGTCTTGGGCTGATCAGGGATAGGCTCTATCCCTAGGTCTAATAGCTCTTGGATCACGCGGCCCCCTCACTCTCGTCGTCCGCCACGAGCCGCACGGGCGGGTTCCCGATCCCGGCTGTCAGTCGCTGCACCGCCCCCAAGCTCGGGTCCGGGGTCGCCGTGGCCCGCCGTCGGAGTTCGTCGGCCACGAACGGATCCTCGAGGCCCATTAGATCCAGCGCCGCGTCCGCCCGCTGCATGAGCGTGGCGCGGTACTGGCACTCGCACAGCAGCTGCTCGTAGCTCGTCCGGTCGGCACGGACCACCAGACGCTCGGCGAACGGCGTCCCGCACTGGCGGCAGAAGTCCGTTCCCGGCTGGCCCCGGGGGTCCGGGGTGGCGACGGGTCCACACCGTTCCGCCGTGAGGCGAGAGGCAATCTGCCGCAGCGTGGCGAGCCGGGGTCGGTAGTGGGAGTCGGCGGTACGGACCAGCTCGTCCAGCGCGGCGTGGAGCACATCCGCGGGAAAGTGACCCAGGTGCCGGTACCACTCATCGGCGACCACATCCGACTTTCCGAGCGAGCCGAACGCGACGGCGTACCGCTGCACGAGGTCGAACATGGCCAGGCGGGTGACGGTGATCACGTGGCGCGGGCCTCCTCCGGGTACTTCGCCAAGAGCCGTTGCCGGGCCGCCTCGTCATCGTCGTGGCCAGCCCGGAAATGTCCACCGCTGGGGCGGGGGTGAAGCCGCTGGTCCCGAGCCACCTGGGCGAATCGCGAGAGCTTCGACTGCGGGGCGCCGGCCAGGACCAGTTCCCGCATCCCCACGCCCACGTCCTCCGGCGTCAGGTGATCGATCGTGGGGTGCCGCCCGGAGGTCAGGGCCAGGACTTCGCGGTCCAAGGTCTCGGGACTGTGGCTGGCCCGCCGGAGCGCGTCGTAATCGGGTCGGTAGTCATCCGGCAATCGCTCGCGCGCGGTGGTGGAGGAAGAGGAAGAAACTGCTTCTGCTTCTGCCTCTGCTTCTGCTTGTGGTGACCCGGCTGACAAGTCACGAGTTTTGGTGACAGTCATAGGAGAAACTGTAGTGTCTTCGGCCGCTTTGGCGGCCCGTCGAGCCCGTGACCGGCGCTGGGATTCCCGGTTCAGTGCCCGTCGTTCCTCGTCGGCCAGTCCCTCCCGGTGCCGCTCATAGTTCAGGACGCGCCAGCCGCCCTCTTCGACCTCCAGCCGCCGGCCTTCGTGCTCCTGGGTCCGACTGTAGGGGTCGGGGGCCAGGAAGGCCGCCAAGGCCGCCTCACACTCGGGGATAGTGACCCCTGCGGAGTGGGCCAGACCGGGGATCGACGCCCCGACGTAGCCTCGGGAATCGCACAGCGCCAGCATCGTGATCCACGTGACTTTCGTGGACAGCGACTCCTGCCAGACCGTCGATTGGAGGATGCTTGCCCACAGTTTCGTGTACCCCGCCATGACTCTACCCCTACCCGTTAAACGTGATGACAGTCACGACAACGCATGACCGTCAGGGATACCACGTTACCGCCTCTGATCGAATCTGTCAAACCGCCCCCCGGCCGCGGGCAGACTACCTTCTGGAAGTGCTGAATGCGAGACCGGCGACCCGGGAGTTTCCCTAGCAGGAGTCCGAGTCGCCGGTAACCCCAACTGTGGCAGGAGCCACAGGAGGTGAGTGATGTCTGCGACGAAAAAACCGACCGGGAACGGGCTTTGAGTGGGGGTGGCGGGTGTCGCCCATTCCGTCGCCCTTGCTCGTTTCCGACTTGGAACATAACACAGTTCGGGCCTCTACGGAACCCGCCGGGGCCTCTTCGAGGGGTGACATACTTATTGAACCCACCGAGCCACAACGCCACGAGCCAGCCGCCCGCACACCAGTTCATGCCTCCACCCACGGCGGCGGGCTCCCACACCCCGGGCACCGGCTCCCGCTGCGTACCTGCCACGGGTCGCAGGGGCAGCGCCACCGCTCGACCTGTTCGGTCGAAGCCGCCACCGGGTGCCGGTCCCACCGGGGGTAGCGCGTCAGACCGGCCGCCACCCGCCGGGCCAGATACGCCTGGTACTTGGCCGCCGCCCGG